AGAGTAGTGTTGATGCAACCTTTGCTGAATCCAGCACTTGCTCTACTCCAAAACTTTTTCCTACAGTTGGAGGGCCTGTTACAACCATTCCACGAACAATTCAATCAATAGCGGCCTCTGTCATGTCTTCCAAAATTTGGAACCGCTCACGTAGTCGTTCAATTATCTGATTATCAGTTTCTTGAGGTTTTGTATCCTGAGTTGGTGTACCAACTATTTCATCTGATGACACATCTTCAAAACTGTTTGGGCTTTCCACTTTAATACGGATCCTACGATCTGGCATTCCTGGAATATCTTTACCACACACTGTGATAAATCCACCGTTACGGCCTACTTTAAAAGGCTTCTCAAGTTTAAAAACGACATCTTTGATTGTTGCTCCGGCATATACTCCGGTTAAAACACGTACTTTTTGCATTGGTTCTCACTCCTTTACAATTAACTTATATAAACATGATAACATAATCGCCATCAATGTCAAGCACTTTCTTGAATTTTTACACGATTAATTACAGTTTCTTTACATTTACTGAATTTACTAATGCTCTGTTCTTTAATAAATCCAGTAACTGACATTTTTTTGCCAACAAGGATACTGCTGATGTCTGGATCCTTGCTCCAAAAGAACTTAACTAAGTTTTGTCCACCTTCTACACCGGTTACCAAATGAATATTATATTTGGCAATAAATTTGATGTCCTGAATTAGTAGCTCAAACTTAAAACGTTTTCCAACAGTGCCAACGTATTGGCTGGAAATTCGCATTTTGTCATAAAACTCTTCCATTTCATCACGTTGTTTCTGAATACGCAAACTATTTGGCAGACTAGCAATTACACTAACACCATAATTATCTACTTCATTATGGTTAAGCAATTGTCCCACAGTGTCTTCAAATCCATTAACACTGCCAGTGAGCTTTTTCATTACAATAACACTGTCAAAGTATTCTTTGAGCTCCTGAGCTTGTTCACGATGACTGTCCGTTATAGTGATGTCTGAAGCATTCTCAGTTTCATTAAGAATATTTTTAATTGTAGTTTTGTTATCATACACGTTAGTTTCTTTTTTAACGTCATAATAACCATATCCACTTTTAATAAACCCCTGATTCTCATCAACTGCGATAGCAAGTGTCATTACTTCAATGATATCATATTTCTTTTTCATTGTATTCTGCCTTTTGCCCTGTTTACTCAGATATTATACGAAATTTAATCCTGGATGTCAAGTAAATTACCATGTTTTTTATACATTGATTTCAACCAAAATTTATTTAAATCAAAATATTCTTGTATTGTACATGTTTCCTGATTGTAGTTTTTCCGCTCTTTCATTGCGGCGTGAAACATATTATTCACATACAGACGGAATTCATTATCTTTTACCATTATGCTGCAACCTTTCCTGTAATCATACTGGCTGGAATACGAGTTACAGTGCGACCAAATGGTGTTGCGCCTGCATCAACAACCTCAACAGTCTTGCGGTTCATTTTGGTAATAGTACCAGTACGCACAAAGCCACGTGATTCCCAATTAACCACATCACCTTTTTTAAGCCCACGTTTGGCCTGGTTGCCAATAAATGTCATTTGCTGTTTCCAGACATCTGCAAGCATATTAAGATCGGATTGTGTTTGAATTTTACGGATTGCAGTGATTGCAGTTTGAAGTTCATTCGTCATTATAGTCTCCTATATATTTGAAAGATTGGCGGGAGTATTAAATCCCATATTTTGCATTGCAGTGATTGCACTACGTAGTTTATTTGTTTCACGCTTTACTTCAATACGTGTACGCTCGCCTTGTTTTTTCATTATTTTTGGATCTAAACTGTAACTAATAAATTCAAATACATCATTAGCCTGATGTGGGGTCATTACAGTCATATCAATTAAACGTTGGCGTGGAGTAGCCGTGCCACGAATATAATTTAAATCTGAAACAACAGTTCTAAGTTCTACACTCATTTCTAACTCCTTCTTTATTATTAATACTTGTATTATACAGTAAGACGTCTTACTTGTCAACTGTTAATTAAAATAAACTTTCGTATGCATTTGCATTAACCCATTCACGGGTCTCATCTGACATATTCAGTTCTTCCAATTGTTCATCAGTTAGTTCTATACCATTGAATGATGCTGACTCTACATATGCATCACAAAAATCTGGATAGTCTTTTATGTCAACATCAGCTAACTGAATGTCGTCCAATTGGTTAATATCAAATTTAGTTAATATCATATTATACTCCTGTATAGTTATAAGGTTTATTCCATTTACCAACATTGATGTCAGTATAGTGTGAACGACTAAAGTAATCAGTCATTGCATCATCGTTGTTGAAATACTTTGTGCCTTTCATTGCCGTTAGTAGTTCATTAAGGAATTCACGCTCAACACCGCTGTAATGACGATCAATATGATATTCATTTACTTGAATGTATCCGTCTCCATGTGTAAAACTGTCACTGAAGTCAATTGCGCCTTCACGGATATTGACACAAAGTGTTGAATGATTACGAACTGCAATACTGGCTTTCATACGGTACTTTTTCAGTACAGCTTTGATGCCTGGTGCTAATTCTGCTTTATCTTTTTGTGAAACATATGCCATTTGCTAACTCCTGTTTTTTAACTTATACCATGATTATACGGTAAAACGTCTTGGTTGTCAACAGAAATCAGAAAAAAAAGGCAGAAATTTCTCCTGCCTTTTCAAGTACTTGTAATTTTTTACAGTTTTTTTATGATTTTTTTACTTATCGATAAGTAAATTGTGTAACAGAATGGATGTTCGCAGACGATATTTTTTACGACTTTGCAACACGCTCTGTGTTAGCTATATACAACAAGGCCTGATCACACCTTCTGTTACACTATAAACTCACATCTTCCAGCCCAGCCGCACGTAACTTCACAATATTATTGATCTGAAACTGCTTGGCATCCAGTGCTTTTGATAGCCCGATATACTTATTTCGTATTAAGGCAAACTCATTAATAAGATGCTGTTGATTCACGACATCCTGATCACCATCAACATACTTTTCCGCATCACGGCTAGTAAGTTGTCTATTATAGTGTTCCAGAAATTTCCTGAATTTCTCACTACGCATTTTACGTAGCTCTATGTTTAAGAATTCCAAGATACTTTCAATCTCCTGTAGCTGTCCAAAACGCTCTTCCACGACCCCAGGCATATCGCGGCTATGCTTTTCAACACTGCCGCGAAGTCCTGTTTGTTTTCTAGCTTCAGTTAGTTCGGTTTCATAGTAATTAATAGCATTTACTATTTCACCAAGATCGTTTCGTATTTTTGATAACCAATTGATCATCTAATTACCACTCAGATTCTTCTTCATATTCTTCTAGTTCATCGCTAACGTCATATTCCTTAAGGGCACGATCTAGAATACTGCAAACTCCATGGAGTTCATCTGAATGTTCTTCTAGATCGCATAGAGCACTATCTTGTACCGCACTCAAAAAATGCTGGGCCGCTGTAGCTCTATCCTTAACCGCAATATAAGGTTTAACACTGTCCCATAATTCGGCGAGACTTACCGCTTCGTTGCTTGATAGTTTCATTATTATTCCTCAATAGTGGATAAATTTTCATCAAGGCTATTTAGTTCGTCTGCAATTTTATCAACAGCAACATCATCCCATTCCGACATGATAATATCTAATGCGCCGTCTTTGTTTGCATTCCAAGGTTTACGGAACATCTTAATTACTTCGCCTGTTGTTGGGCTAGTGTATTCTAAACTATTTCCGCTTTTCTTGAGGATATCTTTGGCTTCAAAGAACTCAACAAGACCACTGTATGGCGACATTCCTGTCTCATATGGAATTTCTACTTGTACACTTTCAAACGGTTTAGCATAACGTGTTTTCATTACTTTACACGCCGCTCTAATACCATGCACTTGAGATGTTTTGTTGCCGTCTGCATCAGTTTTAAGTTTGAGTTTACGCATAGCAACTACAATACTTGATGCATAGATAAAGCCTTGACCACCCGAGATCTTATCATCTGGATCAAACATATCTTGCGATGCATATGTATGGTTGGTTGCCATTAACCCAACATTATATTCACCCAGCATGTTAACTGTGTTACGTACTAGTGATGTCAGTGCTTTGGGCTTACGTCCTAAATCGCCCTTCATGTCACCTGCTTCGAACTGTTTAACATCTGTTGGTGTTAACATCATACCCAAACTATCAATTACAAATAACACTTTGGGACGTTCGTCTTTTTCTTTATCTGCCCATTCTTTTTTGTAGTCTGTCATAAAGTCACTGATAACTTTAGCAACATCATCAATCATAGCCAAATTTAGTTTAAGCAGTTTTTCTGGACTTGTATCTACATCCAATGCATGTAACCAACTTTCGTCCAGTGCATTTTCAGTATCAATCAGCACAACAAAAATGTTTTGATCTTGTGCTTGCTTAACAATATTGCCTGCCGCAATGTATGACTTACCTGCGCCACTTTCGCCAGCCAATACTGATACTTTACCTAGTGGAATACCTTTGTTAAAGTCTCCACTAATAAGTTTGTTTAGTGTGTAATTACCTGTTGAAATCCATGTATCTGGATCATTAAACCCGACACTTAGTCCGGGCACCGCTTTGGTAATACTTTTACGGAATTTACTTACGTCAAATGGTCTTGCCATATCAATCTCCTGTATTGTGTAAAAAGTGGGGGAATGGATCCCCCACTGTAGTCAGCTACTCGTTTAGTTTTTACGAGCTCTAATTGCTGCAAGAATATCTTGAGCACTTGACTTACTGTCATCAGCCGCTGGTGCCGCTGGTGCTGACTCTGCAACTGCCTGTGGCGCCGGTGCCGGTGCAGGTGCTGTTTCTGCTACAGGAGCAGGTGTTGCCGGTGCTGGTGTACTTGAGATATTATCCAAGTTTACACCTGCTGGACGATAAAATTGTCCAAAGCGAGCCGGATCATACAGTTGACCATCAACACTAGCTTCAAACATTTCAAAGATAGCGTTTACGCCTTCTGCTGTTGGTTTCTTTGGCATAAAGTCGTCCAAGTTATGCAGACCATTTGATGCAATTGCATTACGCTCATCTTCAGTCAAGCCACGCTCTCTACGAGCCCAGTTTGATGTTGAGTAATCTGCATACTGACCTTTTTGCGTTTTTGCAAGTTTAAAGTCAGTACCTTGCTCAAAGTCTGTTGGAATTTCTGGAAAGTCC